CCAAATTTGTCTGCATTCTGAGTTGCATAATCCATCCTCTCTACAAATGCTTCTTCTTTATACATGTTTTGTATGTCAGGTCTATTTCCATATTGTGCCCAAAAAATTTGTTGAAGACCAGGAAGTAATTGTTCACCATTCTTTTTCCTTATCATGTACATTCCACTAGGAGTTTGTGTTACCATCCCAATGTCATACTTTTTAGCAAAGTCCATGTACTCTTTTACATCATCAACTTTATTTACATACTGAGCATCTCCAAAACTTAATGTTTCATCAAGAGTAGCATCTTTAAACATTTGTCTTCTATATTCTAAACCTTTCATACCAACATCCCAATATTTTGAAGACTGTTTAGGATCAGCAGAATTTGATAAAGCTTGTGCAGTAGTGTAAGTATTTTTAAAATTCTTTGTCCATGCCATATCTTTAATAAGATACTTATCTTCATAGAATGGTCTAAATACTTGTAGTGCTTGATTTACATTCTGCTCTAGGGAAAGATCAAGTCCGGAAACTCTTTTAAGATTGAAGTCAATCTGTCTTAATAATTCATCTTTCTTTTTTATATTTTGATCATGAGTAAGGTCTGCACCATACAATTGACCATATAAATTATTTAACTGATTCCAGTTAGTATCATACTGAGTCTGCTTAGTCTGCATTAAATTTGCATAGAAATTTAAGTCAGGTTGAAACGGCTGATAATCTGGTATATAATCTGTGACTCCTTGTAAATACGTTGCCATAATCTATCTTTGTGTAAAACTATTAAAATTTTTTAAGTTTAATAAACATATTAAGTTTACAGTATAAAAGGGTTAATATAAATATATCCTGAAGGATTTACATTACCACCTTTCTTTTTAGTTCTTGTTTGACTTCCATACATTCCCATTCCAATATTTGCATTAGCTCCTGTGCTAGCAGTAGAACCTGCAGCAGCTGCTTTCTTAGCTTCTATACATGATTTTATAATTGCACTGTCTGCATTTGGATTAGCTTGAGTACATTCATTTTTTGCTTTCTGCCAGTCAAATCCAGTACCACCACTACCTTGTCCTGTAAACTTTCTATTACCTGGTTGATAGAACATTCTACCACCTACTCCAGGAGAAACAGCATAGTTAGGATACATTTGGTTTAATGCATCTGTCTGCCATCTATTAGTAATAGCATTGGTATAATAGTTTCTTAAGTTGTTTCTCATTGCTAATTTAGAATTATCAAACTGTTGGTTAGCAATAGTATTCTGATCATATAATTTTTGAGCAGATGCTTGTTTCAACATTGATTCTTGGTTAGCTATGTCAGTACCTTTAAGTTCAAATTGATTTGCTATGTTAACATTAGCATTGTTGTACTTAGAAAGTATATCTGCAGCATTCTTAGCAGCTTGACCTTGTACACTAGATGATCTTGCAGACAATGCTTGAGGTCCTGCAAACTGTGCCATACCTTGGGTTTGGATGTTTGCTTGTTCTGCATTAGCAGCAAGTTCTCTAGTAGGATCTAAGAATGTAGGTCTTGGTTGTTGTAGTTCAACTCCCGGTGCCCACGGCATATATTTCTTAATACCCATTAAGTCTCCAAATGCACCTGTAGTTTTAATAGTATCTTGTAACCACCATTCAGCAGGAGGTCCTGGTACATCTACATCTACCTCAGTTTCACAAGGAGGACAGTTACCATTTGCATCTGGTGTTAAAGGAATTTTATTACCTTGAGTATCAAAACATGGACAAGGATCTTCTTCTGGTTTTGGACAAAGTGCAGGATCACATTTTCCTTGTGGATCTGCTGCACCATAGTTAGGACCTTTAGGATCAGTACATTGACATATTGTTTTAGGATCATCAAAAGTCATAGTTCTAATCCCAACACCTGGTACATGACCTATTGTTGAATTACCATGAGATGGTCTAGTTAGATCTCCAAAGTCATCAACTGGAGATATTCTAATTCCTTTGTTACTGGTATATATAGCAGACATTGATGATTCATCATCAACACCTCTTTGAAGATTACCGTATAAATTTCTTAATGCATATTGTGTATCAGGATCAAGTTTATCATAATCTTCAATAGTTCTTGCATAACCATGAAATGTTGCTTGTTGTAGTGCTCTTGTACTAGCATCATTTTCAAGTGGTTCTCCAATACCAGCAGATAGTTGTGTTACTGATAATTTTGGATCTGTAGCATCATCAACACCACCATAAGTTTTTGCAAGATATCTTTTTGCTGCAAGAAAATCTGCTTCAGTTTTTATAGGTTGACCTGTTCCAGGATTTTTAATTACAATACCTTTATCTAGTGCAGCTTTGACACCACTCCAACTTCTAAATTCTCTTCCCCCATCACTAAATAATTCAGGATTAATTCCACGTCCTTGAATTTTAAGATTTCTTTCTTCATGCTGTAAAAATTGTTTTAATACTGTTGCTTTATCTGGTAAAGCATACCCTCTTTCTTCCCAAGTTGAACCTTGAACACCATGTTTATTTACATAAGATCTTGTATCTTTTAATGCTTCTATTGTTTTATTATATATAGCATCTGCAACTTTTTCATCTTTTAAGTTTTGTTCTAATAAATAATATTGTGCAGCTGCAAATTTAGCATCATCACTATTAGAACCACCCCAATCATTTAAATCCATACCACCGGTGTCACTAGGTGCTACAGGATCAAATCCTTTAAGAGTTCTTGACTGACCTGATGCATCTATTACAGTAATAGGATCTGTAGTTTTATTTATTTGTTTATTTCTATATGCAGTATACACAGCTCTTTCATAATCTGCATCAGAAGCGTAGTCAGATCTTTTTATTATTATACCATTATTTGCTTTAGGTAGTGGAAACATTGGTCCTGATCCAGGAATAGGTTTTGGTCTACCTTGATAATTCTGAGACATACCAGATCCCATAGCCATACCATACTCTGCTTCAGGAATATCTTCTTCATCATAGTCTGGTTCATCATAAAACGGCATATCATAACCACCCATAGACATACCATACATAGCCATAGGAGCTTGTTGTTGCATCTGTTGTTGCATCATCATGTCCTCTTCAGACATTTGTGGTTCTTCTTGACCACCTTCTAACTCTTGTATAGTTTGTTGTATAAGACCAACTGCTTCTTCTTGTGAAGCACCTAACTGCATAAATACTTCTACTATAGCTTCAGGAGGAAGTTGATTTTCTAAAAGACTTGCAACTATTTCTTGAGGATCTACACCTTGTTCTAGTGCAGCACTAACTTCTTGAACAATTTGCATCATGTCATCACCACCTTCTTCTTGTGGTTGCTCCATCATTTGTTGTTCCATACCTTCTTCTGCTCTTCTCAATCTCCTCATACCACCACCATACATCATCATTTCTTCTGGAGATGGTTGCTGCATTTGTTGTTCTTCAGGTTGTGCAACAGGTTGACCTTGATTCATTTGTTCTGCTGCAGCAATTTGATCTTCTGATTGCATTGTTTCTTCAGAACTCTTTTGTTGAGCATACTTAGACTCTAGTTGTTCTGTAAGTTGTTTAATCTCTTGTTTAGGTAATACTTGTTCATCAGTAATACCTTTTGCTTGCATACAAGGTCTAGCAACAGCAGGAATACCTTGAGGGAATCCTTTCTTTGCTTCTTGTGCAAGTGCAAGACATCCAAGTTTAACAACAAACTTTTTAATCATTAACTCAGCTGTTGTTCTATCTAATTTATCTGAGTTAGGATCTTCTAGAATTTTTCTATATTTCTGTATGTCATATTGTTTAGCAAGTTCTGCAGGAGTATATGCTTTACTAGTTCCTGCTTTACCAAACATTTCAAGTATCTCAGGATCTTTAATTCTCATACCTCTAGTATCACTAAAGATAAAAGTATCATCAGGAAGATTTAAAGGTACACCACCTGCATGGTGTCTTGGTCCTTTAATAATTTTGTGTTCTGGAAATCCATCACCATTGATATCACCATATACTGTTTCACCTCCTTCTGCCTCTAGATTTGCTTCTTCTCTAGGGACAGCGGTGATATATTTACTTTCCTTAAGTTTTGGTGCACCAATATATGCATTATAATCCCTACCTCCCATTGCAGGTACATCATTAACTAATGCTCCTTGAACTTGATATCCAGTTCTTGCTGTTGGTAATTTTTTTATTTTAACTTTTATCATTTTAGATATATTAAATATAATCTACTTCTCCTCCTGCTTTTAAAAATGCTTCTAATTCTGGAATTGACATTGTAACTTCATCTCCTATGTTATAACTATTTACACCACCATCTTGTAAAAATCCTCCAAGTTGTGCACTGTTACCACCAAAGTCACCATAAGTAGAATAACTATTTCTATCAGATCCCATCTCATCAAAATTCTGTAATCCTGCTTTATGACCAAAGTCTGTCCATGCACCTCTATATTTATTATATTGAGTAGCAACAAAGTTTGCAGGATTAACAGTATTTAAAATCATTGCTTTTTCTCTCCCTCTATTTTGAAAATTAGTTATTGCTCCTAACACACCTTTAGTAGCAGCATTAAATTTGTTTACCCCTTTTTCAAAATTTGTGTTTCTCATTTTTCTACTTTCAACAGCTACTAAATTAGATATTTTATTAGGTGCCTTTTCTTGTTCTAATAATTTAGGTTTTAAAGTAGGCATTTTATCTGGTGTATCTAAATTAAAAGGTACAATAGAACTAGAAGGTGCTGTATTACTATTGTAATCCATTATATTACGTACATGTTTATTGTAAGGATTTACAGAATTACTTTGAATATTATCAGGTACACCATTTTTATCTGCATCATAAGGATCATTGATATTTCCTAAGTTCATATCAAAATTAAAATTTCCATCAGGAAAGTCCCATGAACCAGAATCATTAGCTCCACCAGGTAAAAATCTTCTTAATTGTTTTTTACTATACATACTATTTCTTTTTAGTAAATGGTTTAATTATTTTTTTACCTAAACTTTTATAATAATCTATTGGTGCTCCAAATGCTTGATCAAATCCTTGATTCAATCTATACTTCATTGCAGCTGAACTAAATTTAACTTCTTTAGGTCCTGACTTCTTTTTTTCTTTTCTTTCTTGTTTTTTGTCAGAATCATTAGATTTATTTTCTGAAGTTGACTTACGACCTCTTCTACCACCATAGTAAGAATCAATTATTGTTTGTAGTTCTTCTTTTCCATAAGATTTATTTGGATCATAAATTCTCAATGTAGGTGAAAACCAATTCTTTTTAAATTTAGCAACAGGTTTTCCTAAAGCAGTCAAATCTCCCATGTAAGGCATACCTGTATTTAAACCATAGGCTCTCAAGACTCTTTCATCCATAGATCTACCATTCCATAATCCTAATGTATTTAATAATCCTGGAGCCGATCTTACCAGTCTTGGATTATATCTTATACTTGCAACAGGAACACATCTATTTAATTGTGCATTCCATATTGTACCAGGACCACATTCATTAGTTGTATTAGTATTAAGATTAAGATTTTGATTTGGATCATCTTGGGGTATGTCACGAGATTCTAAATACTGATTGTATAATTTAAATCTATTTACATCATTTGCTGATATTAAAAAATCTTGTATCCAATCATTATAATCTTGCTCTTCTTGTGGATCAGAACTAAATTGATGCATCATTTGCTGATCTTCTGGAAGACGTGGATCATAAGGAGTTGGATCATTAGTTTCATATGCTCCTGGCCAATTATCTGGACTTGTGTAGTCATCTAACCACTCTTCATAATTCATATATGGTACTTGTGGTTTATATTTTTCATTTAATTTTTTTATGTCTTCCGGAGTAAAAAAACCATATTTTGGAAAATTACCATTTTTTGCTTCAGGTAATGGATTATTTGATTCATAATAATCTTCATCACCACCATAAATAAATCTTGTAAGTGGATTTTCTACATCCATATTTACATAACCACCCATTTCACCAAACTGAGGTTGTTGCATCATTTGATTATCTTGAGGTTGTTCTTGTTTATTATCACCTATAAAGATATTCATAAGCTGAGGATCACCAGATTCTTGAACAAGTTTATACAAATCTTCTGTAGCTCTTTTATCAGATTGCTGTTTAAGAGTACTGATAAAATTACTATATCTTTTAGAAACTTGACCATCATCCATCCTACTACCTTTTCCTAATGAAGTATCTTGTGCTTCTCCACCAGGTTCAAACATTTGTTGGACTCTTTTAATAAACTTCTTTTTATGAGCCCCACCATGTTTTTGTCCAGGTAAATCTCCAAACATACGACCATAACCTTTATCATGTATAGTATCTCCACTAGGAGAAACATACATAGAGTCATCATATTTATTTTCTCTCCTTAAAGGAATATCAATCCCAAAACCTAATGTATCAAATGATCTACCTGCTCCAAATTTATTCCATGTAGTATCTGCAGATGGTGTACGATTTTGAATCATACTTTTATCTCTCATAACATTATCTCCTGGATCTTGATATAAATTATATCCTATAAGACCAGCACCTGTTAAAAATCCTGCTGTTCCTAAAAAGTTTCTACCAGTACGGAAGTTACGATCTTTAAGTAATTGATAGTCTGCATACTGTGCACCAAATGGTTGATCTCCAAATGTCATTCCTCCTGGTACTTGTTCAGGTCCTATTTCTCTTTGTCTTCCTAAGAAATCTGCAGTAACCTTATCAGCATTAGGATAAAATTTACTTCTTGCTGCAAATCCAGGATATATAAAAGGATAGAAAGGAGTCATTAAAGACCCCCTACCTAAAGTATTCCAATAGATTCTAGCTAAAGACATAGGATCTTTCTTTAACGGTTCTTCAGAAATTACAGTAGGATACTTTTCTAATTTTAAATTAGGGTACTTTTTAGTAAAAGGAAAGGCAAATGGTTGATTATACCAATTTAACTGATTACCAGTATAGTAACTTTTTTTAATTTGTTCTAATGGCATTCCTGTTGATACATCAAGTATCTGTTTATTTTGTGGATCTATGTAAAACTCATCTTTTATTACTACAGCATCTTTATCATAACCTTTTAATTTAGTTTTAACATCAGTTACAATAGATGCTTTTATAAAACCAGAAGCATCTTTTTCTAATTTTATTCTAGTATTATTATCTTTAGTATGTAAACTTAAAAAGTTTAATTCTGGAATTTTAGATGCAGGTAATGCTAATTCAATAGGTTTTTTACTTTTACCAAAACCATAACTAGTTCCTACATTTAAAATTGCTTCTGATAATTCAGGTCCTATATTAAATGCTAAACCAGAGTTATATGTACCATCTGTATTTTTCTTAAGAACTTGAGGTTCATACTCTGGATTCTTAATTAAATTCATTATATCAACAAGAGGCAGAGTGGATGTAGTAGATGGTGCTACTTTTTCTTTACCTTTTTTTGTCCAAGTTGTAAGATAATTTATTCCTTGACCCAGTGCTTCTACACCTGCACCCATCCATGATCTATTACTTAATGGATTTTGTGTATAGTAAGCATTTTGTACTCTCTCTATAAAATTAGGATTTAATACAGATTGTTGTGCTTCTCTAACTACAGTAGGATTAAGATTCTCTGTTATCTTTGGAGTTGTTGGTTCTGTTTTATTTGTTTCTGTTGTAGTTGCAGCTGCTTTTTTTCTTTTACGTTTTCCTGGTCCTCCAGGTCCTCCATTTGCATACTGATCAAGTGCACCACCATACATTCCTTGTGACATAGGTAATAAGTCATCAGGAATAGAACCATCTGCTACACCTTGATAATCTTGTAAATACATATCTAAAGGAGCAAATCTAGATTTATCATATGGTGTAGTTCCAGGAGTTTGTAAGATCATGCTATCTAAATCTTGAGCAAACATTTCTTGATCACTCAATTGACCAGGATTAACATACTGATTAACTACCATGTCTTCTGGAGATAGTGTACTTTCATATGAATTATAAAAATCCTCAGCTTCACCACCATCATCAAAGTAACCACCATACTGCATCATCTGTTCTTGACCACCTTGTGATTGTTGTATAACAGATTGTATTATCTGTCCTACTTGTTCTTGAGACATTCCCAACTCAACAAATATTTGCATTATTGCTTCTGGTGGAATTTGACCTTGTAATAATTGTGTTATGATTTCTTCAGGTCTACCACCTTGTTGAAGTGCTTGACCAACTTGTTGCATTATCTGTTGCATTTGATCTCCACCACCTTGTTGTTGTTGAGGTTGTTGTTGACCTTGTTGCATTCTCATCATCTCTTCTTCTGATGGTTGTTGCATTCCTTGTTGAGCTCGTTTAAGTTTCTTTGTATAAGGACCTCCATACTTACTTATTTCTTGTTGTTGTTCTTGTTCAACAGCTCTTGGTTCATTCAAACGATTTAATGTACTTTCATCAGTTTCTTCATCTGCCATAGAGAGTGCTAGTTCTTCATCTTCACCTGGTGTACCTGATCCTTCATTTCCTGGTAATGCAATCGGTGCACTATTTTCATCTTCTCCTCCTAATGATTGATCTTGAGCTTGAGGTTGTTCTTCTTCAGAAGGTTCAGCATATCCACTTTGTTCTAATTGAGTTTTAACAATGGCAATCATTTCTTTTGCCATCATAGGATCTATACCATAATTAGTAATCAATTTTGTTTCTACAAAGTTTTCATCAGCTCCATTTACAAGATCTGAATAAACATTACCAAGTACAACTTTTAATCTTTCTTCAGGATCATTATTAGGACCTACTTGCATTCCCATATTTGCTTTTACAAGACCACCATATAGAAATTTTGCAGTTTTATTATAGTAACCTGGTTTCTCACCTGGAAGTGCTTTTCTTATTCTTACTGACTTCATAATAACATGTTATATATAAATATACTAAAATTTAATTTAATCAATAAACTTATAAAGTTTATTCTTCTTCTACAATGTATCCTCCTTGAACATATTTGTCTATTTCCTTTTTAGTAAGTTTCATAGCAATACCTCCATTTTTATTTTTCCAACCTGGTTGAGAGGTTATTTGATTCCAAGCATCTCTGCCTTTGAACGGTTTACCTTTATTTATATCTTTCATCAAATCTTGTTTAAACATTTGATGTCTTTTTTCTATTAGTGCATCCTGTAAAGCTTGTGCTTCTACACGGGACAAACCATAAACAGTACGTGATAATGTATTAGAAATACTTTTATTTATTATATCATCAGCCCACGGTAGTCCTCGTAAACTTTCAATATAAGTAAATGGATTTTGTCTTCTTAACCAATCCTTATCAAAAGCATTAAATTTTTGAGCACTTGGAAATAGAGAATCAAATTTAATATCTGGTTCTCCTAACACTGAAGCTTTAAATGATGAATAGTATTCACCAACTGTTTTAGGAAAAGGTTTACCTTTTGCAAGAGCACTTAAAGCTCCAGTACCTAAAGGATCAATCATTGTATATCCAAAACCAAGTGTATCATTTATTAATTTTCTTTGTGCTTGATTGCTATAAAATTTACCCTTTGGAAATTTAAATTCATCTGTAAATATTTCAGCCAAATGTGGATATTTTTTAATAAATCCAGGAACATCATCAACAGAAAGAAAATCCATAAATTCATTTTGATGTTCATCAAATTGTTTTCCTAATTCTACAGATTTATTTAAATCAGCATCAGTCCAAAAGTCAGATTTAGATAATGTTTTTTGTGGTCCATCAAATGCATTCATCATAAACCTCCTTGCTTCCCAACCATCTGAAAAATCTTGAAATCTAAAATCTCCTAATTTATTTAAATCAATACTAATATCAGAGCCCTTAACATTATTTACATTCTTTTCTAATTCAGGAAAATTTGTTTTTGTTTCTTTAGTTTGATAATCTAAAAAATCAAGTATACCTTGTTGTTGCCAATTTGCAGCATTACCATAATCTAAAGGATCAACATTATATATTGCTTCACCAAGTTTATTTTTATCATATGGAATACCTTCAAAATTAATTGGATATTCTCTTTTAACATTGCCATAGGTAGATATTCTTTCTGTAGGAGTAAAAACATTTCCAGCTTTTATTCCTGTGTTAAAAATAGTACTACTTGGTCTATATACATCTCTACCAAAAACTGTTGGAGTTTTTCTTCTAAGTCTAAAACTTCCAGGAGGCCATCCCATTTTTGCTTGAGGAAGATCTCCACCTTCTTTTCTTAATCTTAATGGTTCTTTAGGATTTAATCCAGTAGCATTTAATCCAGAACGATTAAAATATTGTTGATTAAACAATGCAGGATCCATTTCAAAATTATATTTATCATTTAATAATCTTGTACCAGCAGGTAAATAATTTGGTGCTCCACGTAGTAAGTCTTTACCAAATCCTAAAGCAGTTTTTCCACCATGTAAACCTATCATTCCTGCCATACCTAAACCAAATAAATTTTCTTTTACTTTATCTGAATCCAAATGTGCTAAGAAATCTAATGATGATGATGAAGGTAAAGAGCTTGATATGTGTGCTTTTTCTTTTGCTTTTTGTATTTCATTCCATATATTTTGACCAGCTTCAACTCCAAACCCTTGTATTTCTCTACCTGTGTATGGATCTATTTCTCCAGTTGGCATAAATGCATCTTTAACAAACAGACCAGTTAATCCGGCACCAGGTGTTACTAAATTTCTAGTAGCATTATATAATGCATTTTTTGCTAACCCTCTTGCCCCTACTTTAGATAAAGTCTTTACACCAGGTAATAGTTTTGTAGCAGATGCTGCTCGTAATACTTTTGATACAGGTAAAACAGAAAATGCTGTATTTAATAAAACATCTCCAACTTCTTGTTCTGGATCTCCTTCATATAAATTACGTAGACCAATACCAACATTTGAAGCAAAATGTGCAGGGTTAAATAAATTAGCTATTTGAGTTCCAAAATCACTATTTAAATTATTATATCTATCTAAAAATAATCTTGACCCACCTGGACCAAGATTTGCTTCCCATGCTCCTATGTTTCGTGATGTAGGTGCATCAGGCATAAGACCAATCATAGGATCTGCTGCATTTCCTGATGCCCATTGATTTAAAGTATAAACAGGTTGATTAGCTAAACTACTTATTTGTTGACCAGCCTTTTCTAAAAAATTAGATAAGGTAGGTTTTTTCCATAATGAATTTTCATCTTGGTAGTCTTGCCATTTTTTTTCTGCACGGTTCTTTTCTACATCATATATCTTTTCACCATACTTAGGATCTTTATTATAATTTGCTATAAACTCTTGTGCTTCAGGAGTTTGTTTCCATACATCAAAAGGCAATGTTTCATATTCTTCTTCTCCTGTGTACTTTGATCCATCATAACCTTTATAATTAAGACTTTCTGAACCAGGATTTATTTTATTTGTATAAGCATATCTAAGAAGTTCTTCTGCTGCATTATTTCTTGCATCACCCATAGCTTTTTTAAGATCACCTGAGTTTTTATATGCTTCTGCATTTCTGGTACCTTTATAGTCTAAATAAACAACAGAAGCTTTGTCACCATAATTACCAAGTTGTGAAACATCTAATTTTTTATCATGATAACTTTTTACACTACCATCAGCATTATATTCTTTAGGAACTTTTGCTATATAACTACTATTAAATGTTTTAGCTTTTGTAAAAAAGTCATTTAATATTTTTGCTCTTTTAGCAACATCATCTTGTGAGTTTCCTTCAATAGAATTTATTTGTTGAGCAGCTTTGTTAAACTCATTTGCATAATCATTATGAACACCATATACAGGAGTTATGGGTGCTATTTTAGTACCAGTATTATTATAAACAGCATCATACAGCATATTATTCATTTCAGTATACCTTTCTTGCTGCTGATCTACTTCAGAATCTTTTATTTGTTTTTCTGTATCTGTGTAATATTTATTTGTGTCACTTTTGTATTGAGATAATATATTAGCTTCATTTTTATCACCAGCTCTATTACCAAAACCATAACCATAGTAAGTTGTATTTTTACCATTTACATTTATATTTCCTTGAGCATCTGTTTTAACTTTTTTAGAATCTACTTTTTCCCAATTAAAAGGATTAATATATTCTTTACCACTTTCTTTATCTTTACTAAATGGACTTTCAGATTCTTTTGTTTCAGTTCCTTTAATTAAACTAAAATCATCATTGGCATATTCATTAGTATACTTGTATACATTTCCATACTTATCTTTCTTATACAATACACCACTGTAATCTACAAAATAATTATCAGCATTATTTTGAAAATCAAGATCATTGGCAATTCCAGTAAATTGAGTAACACCTTGTTTTGAATTATAACCTGTTTTAACTAATTGTCTTTTAGCATCTTCAGCTGAATAACCTTGCTTAGTTAAATTATTAATCATTTCAGCACCTTGTTTAATATGAAATTTATCAAGGGCTCCTAAGTAATCTCCAAATTCTGTTTGAAGTTGTTGAGCATTTAGTCCATGATGTTTTTCAAATTCACCAGGTTTCATACCTGCCTGAGACATCATGTGTGCTATTCCTTCTTTAGGGTAAAGATTAAATTCATAATTACCATCACCCAAGTCTTTCTTTTCTACATAGTAATTTGCTCTATCAGGATCTTCAGTATTGTTATACCAAGCTTCAAAATTTGGATTAGATTCTACTTGTTCTTTAGATAAACTATAATATGGTTTAAGAGTTTCTTTTTTATATTTATTACCTTTGTCTACAGCTTTTTGTATACCAGATATATAAGATTGATATTTATCTTTATCTTCTTGTTCTCTTCTGTTTTTGTTATATATATAATCACCTAACATCTTTGAAGCAAGTTCAGGATTTTCAAATGTACTATATGATTTATTTAATTTTGCTAATCTTCTATCAAAATTCTTTTGTGTCATTTCTGTATTTCTAGCTTCTAGAATACTAAGAATTTCATCTTCAGTTAAACAATTTCCTTCAAAATTTTCTCTTCCAGGAGGGCACTCTATACCTTGCACAACATCACTAGACATTTGATTCCAGTAAGAAGGTTGATCAACACCTTGGACTTCTACCATAGGTTGATCTTCATATGTTTTCTTTTTTCTTTTTGACCTATCAGTCTCTCCTCCTGGTGCATATTGTGGAATGCTTGTTATTCTATACTTTGCCATTATTTTATTTTTTCAAATGTATAACCTAATTTTTTTAGTTTTTCCATAGTAGCTTTATTTATCTCATCACCTAGTTGGTAATCAGGTGTACCACCATATTGAGCTTGTTGAGGTGCATACTCATCTATTGATCTTGATTCATTCTTTGCCATCTTATTAAGAAGCATTTTTAAATCTTGAGGACTATTTATAAATCTTTGAAAATCAATTAAAGCAGGAACAAATGCATCTGAATTAGGATCAGTCCATCCTTTAGTTTTAGCTTTCTGATAAAAGTTTTTTAGATCATCATCTGTAATTTCTTGATCTGGTTTAAATCCAGCAAGTCTTCTTAATTCCATAATTCTCTTACTGATCTCCTCACCATAATTACCTGAGATGTAATCATAAAACTTTCCTTCTTCTTTTGATACTTTATTTTTAGGAACTAATGCTTGATTAACTAAACCTGTTTCATACTCTCTTAGTTTGTGTACAGGATGATTTTTCATTTTTTTATATGTATCCATTTCAGGATCTAGCATAGAAGGAGACGTAAGGTAATGACCTTTTTCATGAAACAAAACTTCATCTCTAATAAAAGGAGACGTTATCTGTGAAGAATTTAAAGATATTTTTCCTGTCATAGGATTATACATACCTGAAGAATCACCTAATCCTTTAGTATCATAATCTATTTCAGGAAACTTTTCTGTTCTTTTTAATAGTTTCGGTCTTGCTTCATTTAATAATTTTTGACCTTCTACATCTTGTATAACTCTATTAGTATACCAGTTCTTATACCATTCTTCAGCAGGTGTTTGTTCTGCAGATACATCTAAAACACACTCACCGGTAGCAGTACTTCTAATATATCCTTCTGGACATGGTTCACCACCTTCAGCATATTGATTATCTTCTAAATTACTTTCTGCACTAAATGGATTACCTAATAAAGCAGCTGTACCAGCACCTATTACATATGGAGCAAATGATGGAAGTTCATTCATTGTGTTAGACAATAAACCAAAGTTCTTAGGTTTATTTGTCATTATATCAAAAATTCTAAGTGGAAACTTATCTTCTTTTTTTAAGTAATCCTTATAGTAATCTTTTATCATTTTAGAATTTACTTTTTGATAAGGATGTTTTATAATATTGTCTTGTAACATATTTTCTCTTAACTCAGCTAAAAAAGGACTTCTTTCAAAACCTCCATTAAGATTATAATAAGATATAGCCTTTTGTAAATAATTACCATCTTTATTTAAATGTTTATAAAAAATATTATTATTAGATGCATTAGACAAATCAAAATCTAATTGATTTTTTAAATCTAAACCACCAAGTTTTTCATCTATTGATGTACGTCCTACTCCACGTTTAACACCTGGTAAATGAATTATCTCATGCATACCTACACTAGGTAATTCTTCATTAGTAAAAAATTTAGGATTTATAACAAAAGCATTTTGATTTCTATCATAGAAAGCACCACCTTGTGTATTAGAATCTTCTAATAATTTAGCATAAGTTTCTTCAGCTGTTTTGAGTTGATTATCTAAAGTTACTGAAGTATTAAAATAATCATTGTCACTTATTAAATTTTGCTCATGATATGAATCAATTTTATTTTGTTCAGCTATTATATCATTTATAGTTTTTGTATAAGTAATAGCCTCTTGATTTAGATTTCTTGTATTTGCTAAATCAGAAACCATATCTTTTGAATCAAAAAATAAATTAGCTTTTAAAGCAGGAGTAGTATTAATTAAATTTTGTAATCTTCTTTGACCTTCAGCTGAATTCCATAAATTAACAGTTCTATCTTGTACTGCCTTTATAGTTTGAGCTGCTGACAAATTTGTTGCACGATCTTTTGAATTACCAATTGTTATTTTATTTATTCTATGTTCAGGTTCAGGTAGTTTACGAGACTTACGTAATCCTTTAGGGGGCCAACCTCCTGGTGCATAACTATCCAATTGTCCACCATATTTATCACTAACTAAAGTTGATTCTTGTCTTAGTTTTTCATCATAAGCTTTTCTCTGCATTAATTCTTCAAGTTGTGTATTGTATTCTTCTTTAGCAACTCTATTTCTTTCACGTAATTTAGGAAGTTCATTTTTAACATAGTTCTTCCAATCTTTTTTATATTCTCTTCTTGCCCTGTAATCATCCCAACTTGCAATTGGTACACCTCTAAAACTTGGAAATTTTACATTTTCTGCATTCTCTAAATCTTGGTGCATCTTACTAGTTGCATCAATATATCTTTCATTCCAACCTTTACGTGATTTATACAATTCAGGAGTTCCCTTTTCTCTATCATACCCAGTTATAAATCTTAGTAAAGGATCTTCTTTTTTATTTACAATTTTTGAAGATTTTCTTATTAAAGGTTGTGTATCATATCTTTGATTTAAAAATAACTTATATGTATTCTTTCTTTTTGGATGTGATTTACCTTCTGGAAATTCATATCTAGAAATACCCAATCCCTCTAACTCTAATTCAGGTGTTTCATATGTAGGTATTTTTCTATCAAGAGACGGATCAGCATATGTATATTGTTTTTCAAAATCAATATTTTGTGCATCTTCATAACCATCAGCATCCTTTTTAAAAATTACATCAGGATATTCTTTAGTTACTAAAGATAAATTCATATTTTCTCTAACATAGTCATCTCCAATATCATAAGTTGAACCATGATAAAGTGAACATTCAGGACATGGTTTAGCTTCTATGTTACCTTTTTTTCTTTTCTTTTGATAATCATTAAATAATTGATTCTTGATATTATCTGGTATATATTCAGGATCTTCATATAATTTTTTAAAGGCATTAATTTCTTTACTCATCCTTTTAGTAAAGTCACTATTTGGATCTTGGTCTGCTATATCACCAGAAAAAGTTGAAAACTTATATTCAGAATCTGGATTATAAGTTTGTGTCTCTCCAATCTTAGTTTTTAAACCAGCTTTTTGTATTTTATCAAGATTTTCTTTTTCTTCTTGTTTAAGTATTTGCCATTGTCTGTACTTTTCATACTGATGTGAATCTTTAGAATTTACATAGTATGTATTACTAGACTTGTCATAACCTTCTTTTTTATTAGGATCAACTTCAACTTTATAATTAAGATCAGGATAAAAAGGTACAGATGTTAAATACTCATTATTATCAGAATATATAGTGTATGATCCTGCTGGTTGAATATAGATATCACCATACTCATCATCAAATTCAGTACGTGTGAGGTTTAAATCTTGTGGCCAGTCCGTATACTTTCTTTCAAGTTTACTTCTATCAATTACTTTTTTATTTTCATCAAGTACACCTGGTATAACTTTATAACCAATAGATTTGCATTTTCCTGTCTCAGGATCTTTTACATAACCATCAGGACATTTATCACCATATCCTTCACACCATCCAGTTTCTGGATTATATGTATATCCATCAGGACATCTAGGTTCTCCATTTTCATCCATCATTGGTTTTACAGCACCACCTGGTGCATACTGATTTAATTCAGGTACAGAAATATCATCTTCTACTATATAACCACCGTCAACATATTTTTGTATTTCATCTTCTGTAAGATTAATACTTATACCTCCATTTTTATTTTGGCTACCAAAGGTTGTAGTTTTTACGTTATTATTAGAAGGTATAAATGGATCATTTTTAATTTTTTCATTAATTTCTTTCTGTGCTTTTTTTTGTTTGTATTGATTTAGTGGAAACTTCATCCCTGCATTAGCAGAAAAACTTCCAGGCAGCATTAGACTTTGGTTATAGTTTACATTACCATAGAAATAACCAGGAAAATTCTTAGGCATAAATTTAGGTAAACCTTCTACACCTGCATTTAGATTAAAACCAAAATGTGGTCTTGTACCTATACCAGCTGTTACACTAGGGTTTACATTCCATTTATAACTACCCGGTCTATAATTTTTTGAGTGATATTTATCACCTCCATAAAACTCAAGACCACCTTTTAATCCTAAACCAATATTGTTACTTGGATCCCAATCTAATTTTATTTCTCCTTCACCAGCTGCTTTGTAACCATGAGGTTGTTTAAATTTATCATAACGGTAATTAGCTGATAAACCTCCTACAACAGGACTTTTTTCTACAGCTTTTCCAAAACCTTTTAAAAATTTACCAACACTTTCTTTAGGTTTTTCTTTTTCAGGATCCCATTTATCTGGACCTTCCCTATATGCTGAACCAGTCATCTCACCTGCATTGTACATAGCAAGATCATCATAATATCTTTCCCAGGCTCCCTCATATTGATCCTTACCCATTTTTTGTATTGCCTGTCCTGCAGCTTGACCCAAAGATGAATCATAAGGTTTTCCTAAATAACCTTTTAATGCCCAACCACTATCTTTGTTTTTTGATATATCTCTAGTCAATCCTGTAGTAAAGTTTACCCCATAAGAAGGATTTGACATTCCTATAGCTTTTGTGCCTTCTCCCAACAAACTTTTTCCAGAGGTAAAATCAGTAAGATTTTGTTTCATACCTATAGGATAAGCCTGTTCATTTGTCATATAAGGACTTATTCCTACTTCAGTATTCTGAATAGCTTTAACCATTCCTTTTGGCATCCATTTTGGAAGTATTCTTTTAGAATCACCATAATTTTTTTTCTTTGATCCTGGTGGCTCATCAGAATATCCTCCTGGTGCATATTGTATTAAACCACCTTCAGCATAATATTGAGCTCTTGGATCAAAGATTTTATTCTTTTTAGATTTAGGTTTCTTAAATAGAGGATGTTGTGCAAACAACCTATTTGTTGCTTCAAAACTTCTTGAGTATGATTTAGGACTTTTACCTTTTGGTAGACTAGGTCTTTTATTAGATCCACCCCTCTTAAAATTATTATCTAAGCCATTATTAGTATTAGTAGAATTCTTAGTTTTACTAAGATTTCTAACAGCGTCAATAAGTACTTTTTTATTATACATTACCTAGGAGAATATTGATTTTTACTATTACTAAGTTTTAATATCATATTGACATTATCACATTGTTTCTTTCTCAAACTTAAGAAATTTAAATAATGTCTGAACTTTTTTCTTTGTAATTCTGGTTTTCCATAATTCATATTGTTCGGATTAAGCACCCTAGTGTAACCATCTACAGAAGTTATCCATGTATTTTCTGAAGAGTAATTACCTTGTAGAATTGTAGTACCTGGAATAAGAGCTCCTGTTGGAGGATAATTTGATCCTATTGGAAATTCATCTCTATTTCTTGTTATATCCCAGAATTGGTTAAACCTATATTTGTTTTCTTCTTTAGAGAAAAGGATGTCATACGAGAATTGATTGGCTCCTAACTTAGGGTATTGTAATGATAAGTTTACATCATTTTTAGGATACAGGTTTAGATTAAGATATCCGGAAACTTGTTCTGTGTTATATACAACTGCTTGATCAAAATTATAATCAAGTACATGATGTTGATCAATACAACTTTCTCCATTTCGTCTGTAACATTCTAATGCATACTCCATAGATCTAGTAGTCATTACAGTTTGTCCAGTTACAATTGGAAACTCTAATTCAAACCCGTGTTGTTCACCATAGTAATTACAGAAGCTGTTACATACATAATTATGTTTCCATAAAGTATTATTTTTTACACTTATAAATATATCTTTTGTAGGTAATAGTGAATCTGGATGCCAGTCATGAAAACTAATCCAATACTGTGCTTTAGGGTCATAACTTAATGTCCATGAAGCATCTTCAAATAATCTTGGATCACCTAGTAAGTATCTTATATTTTGTTGATTATCTACTATAAAATAATCACCAGTACCATTAGATCTTAATGGTACATATGTCACACGATTTTTAAATTCATCTTTTAATCCGTAATCTTTCTTACAAAAATAAAGTACAGTACTAGAGCTATCATAGGTTGCTTGACAACCAATACCTGATACAGGATTATCTTGCCATGGGTAATCAGGAAAATCTTCAGTAAGTTTATATGGCATATATAAAATAAACCACCATTTCATTCCATTCTGTGATATTTCTTTTAATCCTTCACCATAAGCAAATACTCTTCCTTGGTTTTGTGACATATAATAAAGTCCAGCTGGAGTAGAAATAACAGATCTCCTATTTTGAGAAGATCCATATTCATATGCTTTATCAGAGTTACTTACTGATTGTTGAGGTTGAGAAAATAATCCACCATCACCAATAGTAATCTTAGTTCCTAAATCAGTTTGTAGTGTATCTACACCTTGATACATTAGTGGACTATCATTTTTAAATGTAATAAAAATACCACTTTTGTTAATTGCTTTTACACCACTAATTTGTGATTTAAATTCTTTATAGTTATTGACTAGATATATAAACCAACTATCTTTAACTGCTTCAGCTTGTTGAGGTAGAGAATATATTATTCTATCAGGGTAGTAAGTGTAACATAACTTTGCTACTTCAGGATCATAATATCTTGATTGAAGACTACCCGCAGAAAAATATTGGTTATAAAGTTTTGATACACTTAAACTGTAATCATATATGTACTCACTTAATCTACCCATGACAGCTGGATCCATATCAAACATTGCTTGATAATCTGTATATCTATATGGGTCATAATGTTTACCTCCTTCTCTTTCACTATTTTTTCTAAAGTCAACAAGTACTTCAGACTCAACAAAAAAATCTCTTATACCTGAATTAGCTAAATAAAAATATGCATTTTTTACTGACCAAATACCAGCATAGTATTGAATCCAAAAGAATGGTGGAAACGGAACAACTGTAAAAAATCCATTTCTTGTATCATTTGTATAATCATAAAATGCTGTTTGTCCTATTGCATTTTGTCTCCAATAGTCTAGTCTATAAGATGCACTTGGTCTTGCACCTACACCTGGTATTGCAGGTGTTCCTGGAATAAAAGCTTCAGCTAAATTATTTATATCATACAGTTGACTATTTACTTTAAATCTAGCTTGAGGTATCATGCTATGTAAATAGTAGTTGTACTCAAATCCATCAGGTTGATCATATAACCAATCATAAAAGAACATCATATTGTTCTTTTCTGTATATCTATTTATATAAGTATCTCCACCAAATAATACAGGAGTTCTTTGTATAGTTTTAAAGTTATATGTTTTATTATCTGTTGGACATATCCAATTTGTAGGAATTAAATTATAATCTTTTAATTTTTGCTCACATGTTGTAATTACAATTTGATACTCACTTCCTAGTTGACCATACTGATTTCTAACTCTACCTTTTAAACCACCATAATGACTAGCAATAGTTTGTCTAAAACCAACATCTTTATCATCTTCATTAAAATTAGGTGTAAATGTAGATGGAGTAGCTTGAGATTGTACCAAGCTTCCTAATGTAACTAATGATTTATCTTGAACACCTGATGTAATTAAATGAGGTCCAATGTTTGCACCATCAGGAACTCCTGGAATATAGTCAGGTCCTGAAGTAGTTCTTATTGTTACGGCATCAGATCTTTTTAAATTATTTATTTTATAACCATATGTTATAGCAGGAAATATATTGTCTTGATACTTAGAAACATTTTGTATATTATCTCTTAAATAAAAACTATCTCTTATTCTAAATCTTAATAGTTCATTATTTGAAATTTTTCTCATGTTAGAATAATAACCATGACTTATAGATTGTAATCCATATTGTCTAAAAGGTACTATTGCATAAAATATTTTTAATGTAACATCTGCACCTTCTGAAAAATAAAACACAACTTGATTTAATGCACCTAATGATCTTGTAACAGGATCTAGATATGCCCATCTAGGAAACTCAATTGTTCCAGCAAGTGATAATAAACCTGGTATACCAGCATCATCTGCATTAGTATTTATAACACCAATTAAACTATTTATTTCTGTTGCATATTGTGTATTACTATATCCTGCTGCAATAGCTGTAAATACATCACTATATGCAGTACCACTTGAATAATACGTGTTAATAAAAGGATTGTATCCAGTAAGTGGATTAGTTAATGCATTATCAATATTCCCTAAAGCATTGTTTTGTGCAAGTGCATCGTCAATTTGACCACCAGTTCCAGGTGTACTATTACCTCCAACAAATGTTCCTGAACCAGTTGGACCAAAACTAAGATTGATTGGATTAATTCCTCCTGTTCCTCTAACTTGTTCTGTATATGAATTTATAATTGGTTCATTTACTGTTCTCTTACCTAACATAGATATGATAGCTTCAGCTACACCAGCAACTATCATTGGTAGAATTACATCATCACTTAATAGTTTCCATTTTGGATGACCATTAGGTTCTTGAAAATTTATATCGGCATAACCACTTAATGTTCCATATAATTTAAACTCTGTGGTAGAGAGAAATGGAGTACGGAACATTGTATCCGGGGAATGAAATGTAAATATATCATTAGGTATATTTTGATCTAAATCATTTCCTGCAGCATCTTGATTTCTAATATATGGATCATTATACAAGTAATTATGATCACCTGGTGTATTAGAATTATTTAATGGAAGAATAGTATTATAAGGATAGTTTGGATAAAGTCCAATTACATCAGAAGGAATATTATTTCTTATTTTATAACTTCTAAAATTATTAACCATTCCTTTGGCAATAATAGTTTTATTACCTTCTCTAGAACCTCTAAGAATTTCATAACCAACTATACCAGGAATATCATTTCCATTTTGATCTTTTGGAAGCATTATGTTTTCAAAATAAACTCCCATTAATCTAATAAAATATTCATCAGCACCAGCACTTGTTGTATTTGAATTTGGTCTAAAATGTAATGCTTGTGTAGCAGGACTGTTATTTATAAAATTTTCAGGAAACTTATGATGTCTTATTGGTAAACCACACAAATCATAATTACCGACACTCTGTCCTGGTAGTAGTTGAGCAGCAGGTCCTGTCCAACAATATCTACTTGGATTCCAAATATCAGGTCTGTTATCTGGATATATTTCTTCTGATTCCCAATAACCCATTTCTCCAATTGCAACTACAGTACCTCCATCATCAGTTGTTGTACCTACAACAGGACCCGGTGCTATATTTATTGTAGCTGTATTATAAACTTCAAATACTTGATCATCTGTTGCTAATATATTTTTATCAGGATTTAATAAAAAATCAGATGTTTCATTTAATGCAGGTCCTCCTGGAATTTGAAATTGTCTTGGAGCACGTCCTGGAATATGATATGAAGAAGACTTATCTCCTGTATCATAAATCCATCTAATGTAGAAAGTATAAACTTCATCTCTAAGATAATTTGTTTTATTACCTCCCTTCATGTAATAATCAGCAGGATACTCAACACTTGCCCATCTTGTGCTAATCATATTAGCAAGTGGTTGATAATTAAAATCAAATTTAGATCTAGGACCTACTCGTAATAAATAATCATTTACTTCTGCTATTTGATCAGATGTTTCAAATACAGGAGTTTGAATTGGTAATTGTTCTAAAGGAACTTTTATAAGACTAGGATTAATTTGATCAATTGCAATTCTATTTGTATTAGTAGAATAGATTCCCATTTGACTAGCTACAGTTTGTTGATTTGTAGCTTCTACAATTACCAAAATAAATTCATCAAAGTTTTCTGAATCAACTTCTACATCTAATATTAACGAACCCTCTAGATCATTTACAGTATAGATAAACTGAAAGTTACTTTGTGAAAACCAATCTGTTACTCTTTGTCCTTTAATACTATATGCAATAACTGCAAAATAAGTTCCATTGGCTAATGTTCCACCTGATTGACCTAGTGTTAAATTAAGACATGGTGTCTCCATTAATCTAGCAAGTCTGGTATCATCACAATTAAGTGAGTTTATATATGTTGTAAATTCACATGGTTGTGCTGGAGTTACTTTTTCATACCAAGGAACACCTGGCCAAAGAAAATTTACAACAGTACCATTAGAATAATAGTTCATATTTAAACCACCTAACCATTGATAATCAGATGTTGGCCATGTTTGAGGATCTCCAATATTTAAATATCTATCTGGATTAAATCCATCTGCCCAATACACTTGCCAAGAACAATCTTCTTTTTCTCTAGATGCTCCAGATATAAGATATCTTTTATCAAAGTTTAAACATGGGTCTTGTACAATTTCTCTGTATCTACAAGAGTCCTCTTCATACAACCCTATTTCAGAAGTTATTCTTTGTCCTTGTGAATTATGTCCTGCAGTAAATATTACCCATTTATCTGAATAAAGATATATAGCACCTACTATATGTTTGTCTGTTGCTGTAGCTGGCATTGATAGTCCAGTAACACCACATGGTTCATTTCCTATTTCATTAGATAATGTATTAACATCTCCTTCAATAGTATTGTTAACTACATTAATTGCATGAGTCCACATTCCTTCAGATACAAATGAAGGATCAGAATCTTTATTTAATCCTTTTGAAAAAGAATTAGTAAATACTTTAGACGTATCTTGTATACCCTGTTTCTTTGCCATAACTAAATAACTCTACTATTTGTGTTTCTTCTATAGTAAGGATTGTTAGGTGAGTGACTCATAAACATATAGTAGTATTTACCATACTGAGCTTTTCTATTTGCCCACCAAAGTTTTTCCATTTCTCTAAAGTTTGGAGTATTAACTAGATTGAGTGCTTGATTTCTTGCAACTCTTAGTCTTTGTTCTATAAGTTGCATTCTTTGAGCAACATCTTCTCCATTAATATAAAGATTCTCTAGTATTCTTGCTTTTAATGCATACTCATAATATTCATTAAGAAGGTCATGATCGGGAACCATTAGATTACCATTATCATCAAGTAGTTCACCTTGGTAATTTAAATAAACTTTTTCACTTTCAAAAGTTGTAAATAAAAACCCATCTTTTATCCAACCCTCATTTGGTGTATTATAATATAAGTTTGGACAGTCGCATTCAATTTCTTGACTTGACTTCATTCGTAGTGGTAAAAGTTTTGAATAGGTTCTTGTTGTTCCTGTATTTAAAACTTGTATTAGTTCATACTTCTCACCTTTACAGTTCATAAATACTCTTGGTCTAATACAGGTATCACCATATGGATTAAGTGGATCAACAGAATCAGGAATTACTACAGGAGCACATGTAGGAGGATTTGTATTACTAGAACATGCTGCAGTATTATTACAAGGATTTGAACCACACGTAGAACAATTAATTGTTGGTGCTGCACACTGATTTACAGTAGATGGAACTTCTTTATAAGGTACTTCTTGTATGTTGGTACCACCAGCAGGATATCCATAACCTACAAAATCTTTATATTCTCCACAAACAAATGCAAAATTAAATGTATAAAAGTCATCAGGTAATTTTACTTTATTATGACATACTTCAAGTATTGTTTCTTTCTGCTGATTAATTCTTAAACCTAAATCATAATTAATCTTTTTTACAAGTTTAATTAATTGTTGAGGCTCAATCATATTTTCCAATGCAAATGTATGCATGTCAATAGTAACATCTTCCAACAACTGGTCAAATGTTCTGTATTTTAGTGTGTAGTTAAAATCCATTATCTTAATGCATTTTGACCATCATCAGGCCCATCAGTTGGAACCTGCATAGCCATGGTTAATTCTTTTATAACAAACTGCTCTATTTCAGAAAATAAATATTCTGGAAAAGGTAATGGATCATTCTGTCTAATAAGACAAGGATCTGTATTACAATTATACTCTGCAGTACTTCCTTCAAATACAGCTTCAATTCTTATTGCTTCCCAGTCTATATTGGGACAATATAAGTAACCGTTAAGATACCAGAAGTAAGGTCTCTTATTATATTTAAATGTTGTTGACTTAGTTATAGAAACCCAAGTACCAGGATCTGTTCTGAACATTTCTATTGATCCATCTATAGAAGATACAGTACGAATAATAGGACCCATTGCTCCATCAAAAATTGTAGGTAGTTTATCTTTTGTTCTTTTAAAATAACATCCTGAATATACACCAATACATCCTGCTTCAACTCTATCAACATCAATAAGTTCAACATAAGAAAGAACATTGAAGATAGAACTTATCTTCATTAATCTAAATTGATTATCTTCTCTCTTTAAAAGAGTTTGCCCATACTTTGTTATTGCAGAATATATAACTCTGTCAGTAAGAAAAGGATCTTCCTTTACAGCTTTTAATGTATTTCTTACTCGTGATACGGCATCTCCAATTGTTGTCATAACTCAAATTCGTTATATGTTTTTAAAGTTGTTTTCTCAACTTTATTTAAATAATCTTTATACATAATACTATTGTAAACTTTATCTATTTTTGCCTTAGATAGAACAGGTACATATATATTCCAATTTTCAGGATATGTTTTAGCTACTGATCTTTTAAATTCTCTACATGCAGTAAACCCCCAAAATTCTCTATTCTTCATTTTGTGTTTTGGTGCATAGTTTGTAAAAAATATCTTAGCTAGTTTTCCATCTGTTTCCCAATTATTGTTTGTTACCTTAACACCATACTTTTTAGATTTTGCATAATCAATATTGTCTTTCTTACTACGTTGACATGTTCCAATAAATAACCAACCTAATTGCTCCGGCAATTGCACACCATCTCTTGTATCAATTACTGTCTGATAAACTATTTGATTAAATCGTTTAATGATTTTTCTTAATAGTTTATTATCCAAGTTTTTATACTTAGGATATGCTTTTTTAAAGTTTTCAAAGAACTCTTTATTTAAGAGAGTTATTACTTCTGGTCTATACCTTGAAGCTTTTACATTTGGTTTCTTAAACTCCTTCATATTAATATACTAAAAATATTTGACATTAACAAATGTAACTAAAAAACAAAACCCCCACAAGTGTGAGGGTATTGCCTTGTTGTCACAGAAACCAACAACCTGTAACTTCTTTATAGTTATCCAACTCGTCTTATTGACCAGTCTATATTATCTCCAATTACGGGTACATAATTAATATCTGTAAAGTTCAAAACTTTAAAAATCAATTGTGTACCTGCATTTAATACAGCACCTTGTAATGTTCCTGTTAAATATGCTGTCTTTAAGAACACTCCTTTTCTAATCATAATAATATCAGCAAAGTATATTATAGCTGTTCCTGTAGTATCAGTAACACCTATTTGTATATTTCCATCATTTGAATCTCCCCAACCAGTAGTACCTGCAGGAGCAGTAAGATATAAGTTACAATTAATATCATATCTACCTGTTTGAGGACATGTCCAAACTCCTGTACCAGCATTATATTGTGACGTTGTTACTCCATTAACAATTTGATACTGAACAGTAGGAATAATAGTTTGACCTGTTCCAACAAATGAGTTTAAATAACTTTTAACTTGAACATTAATAGTTGGAGGAGGTGATATTATTGCTCTAAATGCAGTACCAAATAAACCGGCTGTTTGTTCAATTACATCACCAGTACCATTAGTTAATAGATTAAATGTAGGAGTTCCTGCAAATGTACCTATACCATATCTATTAAGTTTTAACTGCCCATTTCCTGATATCTCTAATTTAGTATCAGGTGTTGCAGAACCATTGTCTTTTGTAGTAATAAAAAATTTAGCTACATTTAAAAGTGGTAATGCACTATTTGTAGTAGATGTATAACCTATTCTTCCCGATGATAATTCTGTTCCTAAAGTTGTTTGATAAGTAAAATTAATTGCTGCACCTATACCTGCAAGTGCGGGTGCTGCAGTAGATGCATACAATTTAAGAACATTAACTGTAACATTACCTAATGTAGGTTCTTCAGCAACTGCATATAATGCAGGATTAGTAGGAGCATTATTTGTTGTTACAAGCAAACCTTGTCCTAAACCACCTCCAAATTCAGCAGCTTTTGATGTAGCATCTGTAATAAGATTTCTAATTGTAAGACCAATTGTATTTGCATCAACACCACTTGTTACAATTGTCATAGCTGATGATCCTGCAATAGGAGTTGCTGTAAAGGTAGTTGTGTATCCTGCTTGAGTTATAGTAGTATCTTGTATTAATGTTCCTCCCCATTGTACATTTGTTATTGTACTCATAGTAAGACCATTATCAGCTGTAATTGGTACTAGTGTAGAAATAGCAGTACAAAAATAATTTACTATAGCTTCAAATGCTTCTATAATACTAGAATCAGCATCTACAACAATATCTGTATCACATGTTATTTCAGGAATAGTTGGATTAAATGCACAAAAATATCTTACAATATCTTCTAATGCATTCATTATAGATGTATCTGGAACAACTACTGTGTCATCATTACAAGTAATACCAGGTCCAGAATATATAACACAATTAGCATCTAATACTTCTGAACATGCAGGAGGATCGGGACATCCTGCTGGTGTAGGGCATGGTGGTGGGGTAGTTAAAAAACTATCCTTGCAACCACACTTTGGACATTTAGTATTGCAACCACTACAAGTTGTATTACAACTAGTACATGTTATATTTGTATTTGAACAAGCCATTATTTAATATTTTAAGGACAAGAATAATTTTTAATATCTGTGTTACATGGATCAAGATAAGCTATTAAACCATCTAAATCTATCCAACCAAATCCACCCAAATTAGTTTCATCATTAGCATCACAATCAAATTCATATCTTAATGTAGAATCATAATCTAATTCAACAGGTTGTACACCTGAAACAGGTGAACTTGCCATTACACTTGATGCACTTTGATATTTTGGTACAAATTCATTATTTCTTACATGTGATATTAAATTGTTTAAAAGTGAAGTACTGTGTGGATTACCTGGTGTTCCTCCAGTACCAGCCGTTTCTTCAATATCTTTTACTAATTGTAATACTAATCTTTTATCTGCTGTAATTGATGGTCTTAATAAAGTTGATAAAGTTCCACTGTATGTAGGTGAAGTATCAATACGAATAAATCTAAGTGCTATTTTAAAACCCATAGAATATGTATTATCAAAATTTAAAGCATTAGCAACTACAGATGTTGGTATAACTGACAAACCTTGATTAAATGTAATAGAACCACCAGAATTTAATACTACAGATCCAGGACCCGTTGTTGATGGTGTTACTGTTGAATTTCCAAAATAAGTATCTGTTAATGGAGAAGATCCTTTATAATCCCACTCTAATGGTTGATTACCAGGAGGTTCTTGTAAAGGAATCATTAATATACCTCTAAAATGTACTTGATTACCAATTCTTCTACATTGAGGAACTCTTGTAGCACTATTTACCCCATACCATAAAAATCCATTTAAATCTACCCATCCTGTATCTACAATGTTTGCTGTTAATACTCCTGAAGTATAATCAAGATCTATAGTGTTTGTATCTTGAACAGTTAAAGTTAATGTTGATACATATGTGTATATATCACAAAGTGCTATCCATAAATTATTTAGTGCATCAGCTGCAGTAATAGGATTGTTTTGCCAAGTTCCTGCTCCTGTATAAGGACCATATGCTGTTTGCATGTCTTGTCCAGGATTAGCAAGTGATGGTGAACCATTAAGAATACATTGAGATAATACTGCTGAAGTTATTTCTGCTGGTAATCCTGTTGATGCAAGTAATTCACAATATGAAATTAAAGGATCATTTACCAATGCATTTACTACAAGATCAATTGTTGCTGAAGGATTTCCAATTGCACTTGCAAAACAATTTGTTGATATAGAAGGTAATGTATATGTACTACCTTGATTAACTATTATTTCTAATGAATTTACCTGAAGTTGTAAGTTATCAATTTGAGTTTGTATATCAGCTACTTGATCTACTAGATTACAAACTCTTATACCTATTGCAATAACATATTCAGTTAATGTCATTACTGTAATTCCATTTACTATAAAACAAGGTGCTACTGTGATAAATGGATCACTTTTTATTTCATCAGGATTATTACTTGATTGTCCTCCAACAATATTATTTAGATTACATACTTGATCAATTAAAAATTGTAAGAATGCTTGATAGGTATCAGGTTTACAACCTACTAAATCAAAACATGAAAGATCATAGTTTGATATATTTAATTGATCCATTATTGTACAAAGTTCAGTAGCTAGTTTAGCAACTACATCAGATACAGTATCTCCTGTACATAATTTAATACAATCTAAATTAGGTCCTTGCCATATAACACAATTACTTGATATAGGACTACAAGGAGAATTATCAAAATTTAGTGGTTTCATATTTTTTCTATTAATATAATATACATAATTTTATTGAGATTAACAAGGGTTATTTAGATAAGTTAATCCAACCTGCCAATATTTTCTAGCACTACAGTCTATATATTTATTAGAACTTCCGTTAGGAGTTGTAATATATTCAATTGATGTAGGGTCTACATATTTTACATTGTGTGTACCATCCCATGCCTTGATTCCCATTTCTATTGCAGTGTTATCTATTCTATTTGCATAACCAAATATAAAATCACTTCCTACTTTAGTTCCTGCAAATACATGTCCTACAATCTTTCTTACCCCATTAAAATCTGCAATTAATGCAGAACCTGAATCTCCACTATATACGGGATTAGGACATGTAGGAGATAAGGCAGGATCTGTTGCAGGATCTGTTTTTACATATGTAATCTGATCTGTAAATACTACTGGGGAAAATCCTCCTTGTTTTGCATACAAGATTGGAAATGCAGTAAAGATAGAAAAAATTCTAAGTGGACATAAAGGTCCTCCTTTTGGGCCTGTAGTTCTACCAGAACTATATATCATAGGATTAGTAATAAGCAAATCATCTATCTCATCAGAAGTAGCAAATGGTAAAGGATCACTATATGTTTCTCCACTTTGCATAACTGACTTAGATATAATAGATTGTTCTATATCTGATTTTTGTAATGAAAATATAGCACAGTCTACTCTATTATCTGAGTTTGCTGATACAGGTACATACCTTAATGATAAACCTATATTATAATTTGATGGTGGAATAAATCCACTTTCTCCATCTTGATAAACTGTATTTACTGGAGTATATTCATTTCTTATTAAACCTAACAAGTTTCTTTCAGAAGTTAAAAATGAATCTTGTATAATAACGTGATTATTTGTTACTCCAACTAATGCATTTGTTTCTTCATGTACTGCAATAAATCCAAATGTACCTACTGAAAATACAGTGTTTGTAGAAGATATTGAAAGTCCACCTACTAAGGGTCTTGTTAAAGTTCTGTTTGCTGCAGAGTTAGGTCCTGCTACTTGTCCACAAAAAGCATTACATACAAGTAATTCTGGCATAGGAGCTTCAAACACATCTGTTTTTATATCATCTGCACCAACAGATATTGTTCTAGGAATAATTTCTTCAGTAGATAGTTCAGCTAATGATTTCTTTTTTGCTACACCATATAGTATTGCTAACTCATTTGTTTGTATACCATTTATAAATTTATAACCATATGATATACTTGTAACATTTGGTAATGACATTGAAGCTAATTCTTTTATCTTTTCTTTAATGTGTTTCATTTTAGATAGCTTTAAATGTTGTATATACTGTACTAATAAGTGGTGGAGGAGGTACAGGAGTTATTTTTGCAGGTGGTATCAATGCTTGTAAATCAACCAATTCTTTTTGGATAATATACTTTTCATCATCATCACCACAACAGTTTGAAATACCATATCTTAATTCCATAACTTTTCTGTACATAGCTTCTGCTGCTCTACAAGATATTTCTTCATACTTCCAAGTCTCACAAGCTGGTGTATTATATCCAGGTCTTACAGATTTTTTAGTATGTTTTCTAGGAGGGCATATACCATTAACACAGTCTCCAAAATATTCAATTGTATTTTGACATTCTTTAGTTGTAATAACTGTAGTTACTTGCGTAGGAATACTTGATGATTGATGCCATGTACCAACTGGGCAATTTAAATTTACTACAGATTCTAAATAATAATTATTTGATACTGTTTCTAATATCCATTTTGTACCATCATAATATATTATACTGTCATTAAAAGTCCAAACAGGTTTATTATTTTGATATTCTCCAGATGGATATATAACAACATTTTGTGTAATTGTTCCATTAGTTTCAGTAAGAACTAAACAGTTACAACTTTCTGGTACTAACCATTTTATTACACATATCCTTTCACTTTTTTGTCCAGGTGCAAGTGTAACAGTTTGTAACTGACCATAGCAATTAATATAACTATAGGTTTGTATTACAGCATCATAATTTTTAATTGTACTACAAATACATTTTGCATCTGTAATACAATCAATACATTCCTCATATGAATTTTGTATATCAGATACAATACCTGCATTTTCAGTTTCTGTTGTAGTAGTTACTTTCCAACATGTATCTGGACACCATTCTAATTTAATATACTGATCTAAGTATGCTGATAGATCCGTATAAGTAATTATAGTATTTAAAGGATTATAACAATCTGTAAGTAGATAATGTATTCTTTCACATTCATCACAATTTGTAAATCCTTGTACAACCTCTATTGGTGTATTAGTTGGAATAGGTGTATTTATTTCAGTTACAATCCAACAACCACCACAGTCTTTTCTTATAATAGTTTGATCAATATAAAGTGAAAGATCCGATGATGTATAAATAAATACATTTGGATTTAAACAACTAGTTAACTTGTAATTAGTATCTCCTTTACATACTCTACAACAACTACTTACAGTTAAAACAGTTACATTAATTGGACACTCACAATCTATAGGTGATTCTTTTACTTCCCAACATTCTGTAAAACCATCAATTGTTATTATCTGATTATTTAATACAATCTGTTCTAAAGCTGCAGTTGTACTGTATATGATATTAGTAGGATTATCACACTCTGTAAGTTGATAACATTTAACTGGACATACCCATTCAACATTTTCTTCACAAGTTATAGGATCTAACACCTGTTGCTGAACACAATCACCACTATTTGTAATAACTATTGTTTCATCAATTGGTGCATCAACTAATGGATATGCTCTTGCACAAAATTGATTATAAGTTGCTGGATTTAAAACCTGTACAAAATTACCTTCACAATCTATATAATTTATAGATGTTGCATTACCAATTACTGTATAACATGCACAATCACAATCACAATATATTACTGGATCTATAGTAATATCAATAGGATCTGTACATGTAGTATTTGCTAGTTCTTCTACAAAAACACAAAGACTAGTTATGTTATCTGCTGGATCAACACTAGTTACAACTATATTTAATCCTACATAAGCTGACAGATCTACATTTGTAGTAAATACAGGAATAGATCCATCACATGACCATAATGCATAACATGATGTATTACATGTAGGACATTCACTAATAAATGCAGCACAATTATCATTTATATAAGAACGGTAATTATAAGTACTAGGATTATCTGGTGGAGCTAATTGTAAATTATTATATTCAGCTGTTGATGTAATAAATGATGTTGGACCTACTGCAGAAGATGTTATACTATAACATGTATTAGTAATTAATCCTGGAGGCATAGACATTCCAGCTCCATCTGTTGCTGGATAATTTGGACCAATATATAATGCTACTCCTGTAGAAGGAATTACACCCGGATAGTTTCCATTTATATCAGTGACTCTAAAATATAAAGAAGGACCACCACAACATGGACTATATATTAAAAATCTAGGTGTCCAGGTGTTGTCTGGTTGAGCAGTACAAGCATCAATACAATTTTGAGTAGCACAATTTTTTGGATTTGCTACATTTAATGCAAAATTTCCAATTACTAATGGGGTACTTGTAACTGCAACAAAAGTACTTGTTATTGGTGCACTACCTCTAGAAAAAATATAACATTGTGGAGTAAGCAAAGTATCATACAAAGGTGTTCCTGTTGACGTACCTATTACAGGAGGCCCATTATAAATATAAACATTGTTATTAGTAAGACCTGGAATATCACCTTCAAAAGTAAGACTGCTTCCTGGACTACAACAAGGAGTAAATATTATAATTGTTTTAACTGCCATTTTATTTAATAAATTTTTTCAAGTTCAGATATCTATTTGGTCCCCAAACATTTTTATTTACATTAGGTTGATTAGAAGATTTAGCTGTAGTTGGTTCTGGTTTTTTCTCAGCTTTACTAGCACAACTACTACATCCTTGTTTTCCATTGGGAAGTGTTCTTTTCTGACATCCACAACTTAATTTGGCTCCACAATTAGGACAACTACTCATTTTTTGTTGGTTTTAAAGTTTAACAATTTACACAATCCATTTTCTTTAATAATTTCAAAGCATAGTTATAAAGACTCATTCCTTTCTGAGGCTCGTGACAAAACTCTACTTTTGATTTTGCAGCATCAAGATACATCTTAATCATTCTCAGCATTTCTAATTTTTGTTTAACTTTTGCTGGTGGATCACAATCTGCTACATCTACTCTACAAAGAATATTATAATATCTATTTAATGCTTGTGTGATTCTCATATGATTATACTCTACATATACTACATCATTTGGAGATACACTATATTTAATAATATATACTCCATCAGGTAGATCAGCACATGTAGTTCCACAATTTACAGTTTGAACACCAAGATCACAAGCACTTATATTTTCTAAAAATCCAGAACATCCAGCACATGCATCAACATCTAATTGTACTGAATAAGAAAAACCAGGTAATGTAATATTTAATGTTTCACATACCACTGGAATTGCTTCTGAATATATACTAGTATCAAAGACAGTAAGAATACATGCATTCATTACAGTTGGTACTTCTAAACTTAAAATATGATTTGCCATGGTTTTTATAATAAAAAAGGGGAGGAGTTTGAAACTCTTCTCCCCTTATTGTTTATACTAATACTAGAAAGACTAAGGAGTCTGACAAATTACTGTTACGTTAGGAGTGAAATTAGTTGTTAAAACTGGGAAGTTATAAACTGGTTCACAAACCGGTTCAACACATCCTTCAATTTCCATACCTGTACACTGAGAACACTCTTCTAACCATGCATCAACAAAAGTTTCAAATGCAGCAATACGATCACAAGTGATAACTTCTAACAAGTATTGATCATTATCAAATGTACTGGTTGGGTTATTGAAACGTGGAACATTGTGTTGCAAGAAATATCTTGTATACAAAGTATTTCTATTGATAAAATCAAACACACTGTAACCTTGAGTAATCTCACGGATACGGAAGTCTGAATGGAAGAAGTTTTGTCTGTATTGTTCAGATAAAATTATATCTCTTGCAACTGACTCACCTAATCCCATTGCTTGTCTTCCTTCACATTCTGTAACAACACATACTCCATCAAACAAACATGGATCACCATTTAAGTCTACTTCAGAAGCATACAATCTTACTGGCTCTAATTCATAGAAGTCAGAGATTTGGAATGTACAGTTTTGGAATTTAGTATCTACATAAGCTCCATTAAGAACTAATCCAGCACAACCATCAGGAGTGTGTCCTGGAGATACATAATGATCCCAAGTATCAACACCATTAGCAGCTAAGAAAGAAGCACTTGTTCCTGGTGCATACCAAGGAGTACCTGTCTCATCAACTAAGATGATTTGCATAAATGGAGAGATAACTGGATATCTTGTAATAGCCTCAGCCCATTGTTTGAAGATTAATGTAGAGTCAATTACTACTGGAGCAATTGCACCATCAGGACAACATCCACCATATGCAGAAGCAATGATGTAAGAGTTGTGGTTAAGTAATCTTAATGCAGGAGAACCTTTAACATCAACACGTAATGTATAAGTCTCACCACAGAAAAATTCTTTACAACAGTTAGCACCAACACCAGCTGTTACAACAAATATAGGTTGTGTACCATCACCATCTTCAGGAATAAGTTCATCACTAGTTGTAGCTGTATCAGCTGTTGTCCAATCTGAACCACCATTTACAATTTCTACAAAAGTAACTACACCACCTACTACAGTGATATTAACTACTAATCCAGTGCCTGCACCAGATAATGGAATGTCTGTATACACACCATCAACTAAGTTAACACCTGGATCACCAGCACCAGCCGTAGATAATGATAATGCAACACTATCAGTCCAAGCTGTGTTACCAATATGGATAACATTATTTTGTGGTAAACATGGATCTACACGGTAGAACTTGTTTACATATCTTGGATTAATTTCCTTAGACTTGTTAGATTCTAAGTATCCTCCGTGGAAAGGACCAATTTTATCATTTTGATAAATTGAACCTGCAGCAAGAATAAGGTTACAACAACCAACCGTAACAGCATTATAAATTGTTGGAACTACAGTCCAGTTTCTAGGATTAACAAATCCAAATTGACCACCTTCAAAAATATTTCCAGTAGTACCAAGTTGACCACCATTAAGATCAGTATAACCTTCTGTTCCCACAAAGGTTTTTCTAAAGGCATGATTAAAATAACTCATTGTTTTTTGTTTTAGTTAATAAATATATACTATAATATACTAAAAGTTTTTGAAATATCAAAACTTTTAAAAAAATTTATCCGGCCATTTCATTATCAAGTAATCTAAGAGCAATCTTATCTGTACCAAAAGCTTCAAGTTTATCCATCCAAGTTTGAGTTTTATCATGTTCTTCCACTTGTTCTTTTAGATAAGCAAGACATAATTCATACAACATATGATCACCATCAGACAATGCATGATTAGCCATTTCTTTTATTTGTTTAGATACTTCTATTTCATGTTCAAATGACATCTTAATAATTTCAGGAAGACCTGAAAAAGTTTGTTTAGGTTGATCTAATCTAGGTGTAGCCGGTTGGATACCAAATGACAACATATACTTTCTTGCTATATCAGCATGTTTCATTTCTTCATCTGAGTATGTTCTCCATAATGCTGCTGCACCCATGTAACCTTCATTGTTTAACCACATAGACATTGATAGATATATTCTTGCTGAATATTCTTCTTGTTGTATTCTATAGTTAAGATAACTAGCACATGAATCATCTAGTAGAGGATTCTTTGTTTTAGTTGTAGGAACTTCTGTTGTAGTACCTTCACTAGGTTTAGAAATATCCATATGTTTATTTTCTAATCCCACAACTGTATTAGTTGGTCTTTTTAAAGATCTTGGTTTTGCTTCCATAATTAGTTACTTCTTTCTGCAGATTCTTGTGTTCTAGAGAACTGATTTCCAGATTCTATATCTCCAGCTAAGATACTTACTGCTTCGTCTATTATTAATTCTATTATATCATCTTTGAATTCTGATTGTACTTCTGTAGTAGAAATGATTCCCGTGTAGGGATCTGAACACCCGTTTATTTGTATCTTAATAGGTTGTCTATAATAAGTAAGTTGTGCATCAGATACATCAAACTCATTGTTTGTATAAACGTGTACTGTATCATTAATCAAAGTAGCAAATGTTTCTGCCCAATCAAAACTTGGTTGCTTTAATTTATCTCTTAGAAGTTGATTTAAATTACCTTCTTCTGCAAGATAAACATTCATTCTTCTTTTATCACAACATTCTTTTTTAGCATAGACATCTACTCTTTTCCACTGTAAATAATCTTGAGGAATGTTTCCCTCATAGTATTGATCTTTTTTTATTGTGGAAAACGGTTCTTTTATTAATAACTTTTGTAAGTCATCTTTTCTACGAGTAGATTGTTCATCACCTTCTTTAACTATATTAAGACCATGAAGTTGTCTTCTAACCCATTCTACCTGAGCTTTATTAAAAGACTCAACAATTTGCCAGCAGTTTATATTATCATAATCCTGACTGTCAAGCTTGTTAAGCCTCTGTTTCATCTTTATGGTAATAGTACTATTAAGCATGTCTTACTTCTTTTTTCTTTTTATAGCTCCACCTTTTTTTCTAATCAAAGGAGTTGTATGACCAAGAGTAGTATTTCCAAAACCTCCTCCTTTTATAGGACCCAAATCAGGAGGAACTAAATCTCTCATTCTTACACTATCTGGTGGAGTTGTATTTTGGCTTCCATAACCTCTTAATGGTATATGACCAGGAGTAGTATTTCCATAAGGTCCACCAGGTACTGGTTTAGAAGGTTTTGGTGTACTAACTGGTGCAGATGATGTATTTATCAGTGCATCAAATGCTGCATCATCTGCTGCCATTCTACCCATACCAGATCCACCACCATTATCTTTTCTTGGCAATGGTGCATTTTTAGGAACATTATATCCTCCATTTTTAAACATTGCTTTTATTTTTTCTCCACCTTCTCTAAAGAATTTAAGTGGATTACCTAGTGGAGCTCCAGTAGGACTTTTCTTAACTTGTGTTTTTTTAGTTGCCATGATTATTTATTTTTAGCCATTTTTTTAAAAGTTCTTGCAAGAGCTGCTCTCTTAGGAGTACAAGTAGGTTTAGACATTGGAGTACAGTAACCTTTATGTTTAGGGTTAACTGCTTTTTGTATCCATTTCTTATCCTTCTTTTCAGCCATGATTATTTCTTTTTAGTAGTTTTTTTAATAACACCTCTACCGATCAAAATATCTTTTTTTGTAATCTTACCATCTCCTGATAAGTCTTTAAATCCACCTGATTTAAATTTTCTTTTACCACAACTACCATCTGGCATTCTTACATCACCACCTTTACAAACAGGAAGTGAAGCAGAACCCCCATTTTTTAAACTACGACCACTATAGACTCTAGGATTATTATCATATAAAGGAATCATTTTTCCAGCAGCACCACCAGCTGCCATCTTTTTTATTTTGGCAACTTTAGCACCACCATTTGACATCATCTTACCTCCACAGCCTGACATACACTTTTTCATTTTTTCTTAGTTTTAGATTTTACACTTCCACCTCTTTTTGCTTCTGGTGTAGGATTGTTAATTGTATATCGTGATGCTTTTATTGCTTCCTTTTTTTTCAGGTTAGGATCAGCTTTTCTAAGTTCTTTTGCACCCTGTACAACAGCTCTTCTTTTTTTAATTGCATCACTAAGCATCTTAGTTCCAACACCTATTGCACCAGAAATTGTAGTTGCAAGACCAGCAATTCTACCACCTTTACCAGGATCTTTTTGTCCACCATTAGACATTTTTTTCATTTTTGTAGTTTTAATTGTTTTTTTCATTGTATATATAATTTAACAGTTCCATTTTCTTAAAGACTTATTGATCCTTGAATCAGGATCATTAGCTGTCTTAGAGCTTGTTAGTTTTTTCTTCATCCCACTCATCCTAGCACAGAAACTTTTTCTTCTCTTAGCAGACTTACTGTCTGGATCAAGTTTAGAAGGTTTAGTAGTTACAGCTGTCTTAAGTTTACTACCAGGATTAGCTCTTCTATAACTAGCTACCCCTTTAGAATTAAGACCACCTTCTGGATTCTTACCTTCTTTTCTTTGCCATGCTGGAGACTTTCCCATTTCCTTTACCTTTATATTTATAGTCAGGATTATCTTTGTGCCACTTCTTAGTTGCAGCAACACCTTGTTTAACTGTTTTTGCTCTACCTTTTTTAGTTAAGTCTATAGTATCCCACTGTCCTTTATCTTTGGTAGGATGGTTGACCATTATGTGACCAACCTTTCCTTCACCTTTTTTTGTAGTCTTTTTATATACTACATGTTTCTCACCACCGGCAGTAACTTTTACCTTCTTAGTTTTTGCCTGTGCCATAATTACTTACTAAAGTTTTTTAAAACATTCATTTGTTCTTTAGCAAGATTTGCAATATCAGTCATCATCTTTTTATCCTTACGGATATCCTCTGCTCTTTTTAAAGTACTTAATGCAGATTCTACTTCCCATTTTCTCATCTCAGCTTTATTACTACCAAGTCCAATTGATATACTTGTTGTACTTGCTTTTTTAGCTGGTGCTTTTTTAGTTGTTGTTTTTTTAACAGCCATTACTTCTTCTTTTTAGATTTTACACTACCACCTTTTTTAGCTAAAGTTGTTCTTCCTTTTGGAGGTTTTCTATTTATCATTTTAATCATACCAGGTCTACCCTTTTCTTTTTCCCAATCTTTATAAAATTCAGATGGTGTTATGCATTTTTCTTTACCAGTTACTGGGTCTGCATACAACATATATCCTTTTGGACATTTTCCTTTTTCCATTACTTTTTCTTTTTATTAGTTGCTTTAATTTTCTTTTCCTGTTGCAGCATCTGTTTAGTAGGTTTCTTACCAGAACCTTTATTAGCACGGATGTTATCCCAGAGACCTCTCTGGGAATAACTACCGTCTTTTCTTTTTATCATATCTTTACCCATTGTTCTTAACAAGAAGGTTTAGCTTTTTTAGGAGCTTTAGATATACCACCAACTTTTCCTTTTGGTTTAGTTGTTGATTTCAAATTAGGATTAGTTCCTCCTACTTTTCCACCTGGTGTTTTATCAGCACCTGTAATTTTCTTTGACTTTGTTTTAGTCACGTTAGCAGCTTTCATATTTATTGTATTTTATGTATTCCAATATTTCTCACAAGCTAGGTTAAGATCTTTTAAAATATCCTCATTTAAAGGATTTTTTAAGTGTTCAATAACATCAGGTACATTTCTTCCAAGTAAGGCATTTGTCTTAGAATGGTAAATATATCCATCGGGCTTATTAATAATATACTTAAAAAAAACGGAATCACGTACAATTGATTTAATTTTTAATGATTCCATATCCATATTTACTGCATCAGTAAATGTTTTTGCTGCTCTTTCTTTGTTATTTTCAGCACCATCACCAGAAATATATCTATCCATGTTTTCATAAAGAACATCTAATGGAGTTGATTTTCTGTATTGAGTACTATTAGCATCCACAACTTTTGCAATATAAAATAATTTTGTACTGTTTTTATCATATAGTTTTTGTAATTCTGAGTAAGCTTTGTTACGGAGTTTTTTGTACTCTGTTCTTACCATTACAGTTTCTTCTTCCTTATCTAGATAAAACTTAGGGGGAACTGCTTTTGATCTTGCATCATCAAAACTTTTTGCAATCATTGCAAAGGCACCTGCTTCAATAGCATGTATTTTAATTCTATCAAAAGGTTTTGTTGGATCTAAATAAACAGGTTCATTACCACATGACATGTCTATCTTATTCCAAAACTCTCTATTATCAGGTTTAAGAAGTTTTACTTGATTCCAAAAATCTTTATCCTCTGGATCAATAACATTTGCAGCCAACTCTCTTTCTAATTCAGCTACTGAACTTCTTATTTCTTTAATTCTTGCTTCTCTTTCTTCTATTTGTAGTAATTTAATTTCAGGAGCAAACTCATTTAATCCTGTAATATATCTTACTACACCATTATTTTCTAGACAAGCTAGTTGTTCATTATGAGTTACTCCGTCAAATAAACTCATTCCGTACTCTTCTAATCCCATGTTAGAAGCTTTTTTGTCAAAGTAAGGTCTAACAGCAATTGATGTTTTTTTAATACTGCCTACCTCTACTTCAACTTTTGTAAAATTTGTTGTTTCCATTTTTTTGTTGGTTTTTGTTTTTGTTGGTTTTAAAATTTAAAAAAAGGGAGGAGTTCCCCCCTCCCTTGTATATAGATTCTGATTAGAATGATCCACCAGTGATTGGGTTTCTCATAACAATCTTCAATACCTTAGTTGGATCTTTAACCCAAATTGCAGGCATAGTTTGAGACATCATTACACGGTATCCATTGAACTGACCAGAAGACTGGAATCCTTGAGTACGACCCATGTAATCCATTGTACCATTTTGATACCACCATTTCAATTGATTATCCCAAGACAATTTCAATAAGTAGATATTGTCATTAGTATTATCAGTGATATCAAAGATAATGAATGAGTAAGAAGATAATGGGAAACCATCAATGATTGGGTTCTCAATATCATTTGTATGGATGTTGTCAAATGCTGGGTTAAGAACAAACTTAACATTTGCCAAGAATGGAATTACATATGAAGTATAAGCAAATCCAAAGTTCAAGTCCATACCTTTACCAGTGATTGCACCAATATCAGCAGCCTGAATAAGTAAACCTGATGCAACAGCTTCTCTTCTGATAGCTTCATTTACCATTCTCATACCACCCATACCTGTTTGTACAACTAAGCTACGTTTTGGATCTGGACCTTGGAATTCAACTTTACCATTGAAGAAGTTGTAGATCTCTCCACGGAATAAATCCAATGTAAAGTTATTTTTGTTGTATACTCTTTTGAATGAGTTATCCAACTGTCTCCAAAGACCCACAGATAATCTAATATCATCTGGACCATCTTGACGTACTCTACCTCCTTGTCCCCACATTAAGTAAGTCTCAATGTCAGTAGCAATCTTAGTCAAGTGAGCAGCTTCCATTCCAGTTAAGAATGTTCTAGATAAATCTCCGTTGTCAAATGCACGTTTAACTTTATCTTTACCCATTACTTTAACCATATCTTCTAATGAAGTAATAGAAGGATCTTGAGTGTTTTTGTCAAATGTTCTCCAGATTTCAGTTACAGGAACTGTACCATCTGCATTCATACCACCTTTGATCATCAAATCTGCACGAGATGAAATAGAATAATGTACGTGAGCTTCAGCACCACCAACAAAGTTATAGAATTCACGGAATCCTGTTCTTGTTGTAATGTCTGAGAATCTTTCACCATATTCTCCACGAGCAGAACCTTTACGGAATACTTTAGTACCATTTGCCAAGTACTTGTTATCCAAGTATTTGAAGTTGTCATTGTTTACCAACTGTACAGTATAGATATAAGCATCTCCTAAAGGAAGAATATCTTCATCAGTAATGTACATCTCAACTCCGTTATATTTGTCATAAGTGATGATATCACCATGTCCAAACTCACGTCTGTTGATTTTGATACGGAATGTTGTTCCTTCAATACCTTTAAAATTATTTTCTGGTTCAATATCCTCAAGGATGTAAGGTAGATCTACAGACACTGGAGTCTGCCATCTATACTCTCCACGAGCATTATCAACCATGATTACATTTTTACCACCAAAGCTAGACATTTGATAAAGAGGCATCTCTACTTTCTGTGCCATAGCCCAAAGGTCTACTGGGCCCAGATCCATAGGTTCTGCATCCTTCAACATGTTAACCAAGTGGTAAGAGTCTACGTGTGAACTAGCTTGGTAGTTGGTATCCCGTAGAAATATACCATTGTTTAAAACTGGAGTTGCCATTTTATATTTGTTTTTGTTTGTTACTTAATTAAAATCTTCTAAACATTGTGTTTTTAGAAAGCTTCCTTGGTTCAGATCTAGAAGTAGTATTTCTTCTTGGTTCATCATCATACTGATTATTTATAGAAGATGCAATCTTTCTAGACTGTTCCGTTTTCAATTGTCTTACTACTTTTTCTGTAGCTTGTTTTCCACCTTGTTCTTTTATCTTACTTTTATATCCATTTGGATCTGCAAGTAACCAAAGAGCTTCGGCAATTAAATCATGTCTTGGTTCTACAAACTGATACTTCTCTAGTAAGTGACCAAGTAGGTTGGTTGGTTTTCCTGAAATAGAAGGGTAGTTTGGTTGTACTAATCCGGAGAATAATAAACTCTGAATTTTTCTATCTAGTTTAACACCACCAATTGTTCCTGTTGCAAGAGTATTATAAACATTTTCTTGATATGCTTTTGCTTGTTCTGCTTGCAATTGTTTTTTCTCTTCCTGTTCTGCAAGTTCTCTTCCAATAATTTCTTCTTGCATTGCATCCAATTTAGGTTTAAATTGATTAGCTTTTTGTTCTAATCTATTTAAATCTTTCCAATCTTGGATCTCAGATTCTATTTCTTCTGGAGTTCCAAATCCTGTAGCATATAAATACTGTCTTGCAATTTCAGCTTGATCATACTCATCAGATGGATCAAGTTGTCTCATTTCTTCTACATGAGCAAGAGTTCTAAATAAACCTTTAAGATCTTCACCACCATCAGCTACATATTTAGCTGCAATCTGAAGTTCTTCAGGAAGTGCTTCAAAAAATTCTCTTGGAGTATTTCTTCTAATTTCATTTTCTCTTTCTGCAAAGTTTGCTTCAAATAACTCTCTAAAATCTTTAGTAGTATACTCTTCTAAAGTTTTATCATCATCAAATGGAATAAGACTACCTTCCTCAATCATTTTTTGTGCTAAATCATAAAGACCAGATTTATCTACTTTAGGTCTTCCTTTATTTCCAGCATCTTCTTCTTGAGTAATTAAATCATTTAGTTCATTGATAGTCTCTTCAATTTCACCAGATTTAAGTTCAGGCTCATTCTTGTCATCAGTTTTTTCTTTTGCAGAACTAGCAGGTTTTTCAAAGAACGATGTGTCTACACTGTTTTCTTTTGAAAACATAGACTTAGGTTTATCTTCTTCTGCACCTGATGGAAGCATGACATTTTCTGCTCCCGGCATTCCAAAGATTTCATCAATATTTACATCTACTTGTTCTACCGCTGTAGAATCTTGTACCTGATCTTCAGGTTTTTTGTTGGTTGTTTCCATGTTGTTGGTTTTGTTTATAGTTTAATATACAAAATAAATTTTAAAAATTTAAAAGGTGTAGAAAAAAAAATTGTAATATATAGCTAAGTTACTTTTCCTTACTTGGTTTAATATCATATTTGTTTTTGTTTTCCTGTGCAATCTGTAATTGTTTCTCAGCAATATCTTTCTCAGTTTGTAGTTTTTCACGTTCAAGTTGGTTCTTTTGATTTTCAATAACCATCCTGTTTGTTTCCTTTTCTCTTTGCAATCCTGTTTGTTCTTGATACTGTTCTGTTTCTCTTATCTCTTTCATTGCATCAGCATAGTCAGACATTTGATTTTGGTTAACATCTGCAGGAGCACCATAACCAGCAGCTCTAATTTCTGCAACCAAGATATCTCTTTGTCTATCTTTCTCTTTCTCAGCCATAGTAGCATCAATCTTCATTTGTTCAATCTCTTGTTGTTTTTGAAGTTGTTCTTGTTGCATTTGTTGTTGCTGTTGCATTTCTTGTTGTTTTTGTTGCTCTTGTTTTTGTTCAGAAGCTTTAAGAACAGAATTAAGAGATGCAATAGATTCTGATTGAACAACTTTACCAAGATCATAAATACTTGCACCAGTAGTATTATTCTGAAGAGCCATTTGTTTTAACTGTTCTAGAATAGCTCTATGGTTTGCATTTGTACTAACTGCAATATTTAAATCTCTAAGTAAAAGATCTGTACCATTAATTTCAAAGTTTACCTTTTCATCAGCTGATGTAATATATGTTAATCTTGAAGATGGTTTAGTAGAATGATAATACTGTGCTAGATCAGTTCTCATTTGATGAACTCTTGGCATTAAATAATCACAGTGTTGAATGAAGTATATTTCTGTTTGTGCATATGATGCATTCATTGCTTGTTCTACTCCAGTAGCAGTTTGTTGTGATATTTGTTGTCCCATCCTTTGAGGATTAACACCAATTACTTCATATGCTTGTTGTTTAAAGTAGTTAGCTAATTGTATTCTTGACATCAACCTATTAGTTTGTTCAAGATCAAGTTTCTGGAAATGATTAAAGTTTAATGCATTCTCAGTGTTTGTAATAGAAGTATCCAATGGTAACATCTGGAAATTCTTCATTGCAACATAAGCTTTAGCTAAGTTACCTTTCCCCCAGTCTTCTCCTAATGAGTGTCTAGGTAATGAATTTTGGTCAAGCATAATTACTGTACCAAGTTCATCTACTAGTATATCTGCTATTTGATTATTAACAATGTTATATCCAATCTGGTATGGTTTCATTAAGTCAATAAGAGCAGTAGACTTAGTATTTCTGTCTGAGAATACAGATCCTTCTACAGGAAGTTTAGATCCATATAAACTTGAGTCACCTTTAAATTGAAACTTAAGTGGACCAATATGGTTTTTATCTATACCTAAATAGATTGGAGAAAATCCACCAGGGTTATTCATACCCCAGAATGAAGGAATGTTTGGTCCAATCTTTACACCTCCCCAAACTTCATTAATCCAGATCCAATCTATATGTTCACCAAAAAGTAAATTATCTTTATTTTTATTTTTAAAGAGTCTTGTATCATAAATTGCTTTATCTGTAATCTGATAATCTTCAGTAACTATATCATTTGTTACTTCTCCTTCTTCAGTAATCTTAGTAAGATGTCCTACTTTTCTTTGTGATTTCCAATAACAGGTACTTACTCTAAGTAGATAAGCTGTACCTTGATCATAATAGTCTTCTCCTTCTGCTAATATCTGAGTAATTATATCTGATCCATCTAATACATTACCTGCCATAAAAGATGTATACTGTCTATAACTTAATGAAGGCATACTTGTATTCCAGTCATGAGATCTAACACCATCATAAAAACTACCATCATTTTGAAGACCTCCAATTGTATAACCGGCAGATCTAATTGGATAAACTGATTCAAGAGCTTTGTGTTGTTCTTCAGTTAAAACATGTCCAAACTTATCTATAACATCCGATACAGTAAACATATCAGTTTTACCTACCCAGTTAGATTGTGATATATATCTTATATCTGGTGACTTATGATAGAATGTAAGAACAGGATTCCAAAGTTCTACTTCATAATCATCTTCCATCATACGGAAATGCCAGAACTCTCTATCTGTAATTAACATGTCACGGAAACCTCTTTCCTCTAACTCATCCATTCTAAATCTTTCTACATCCACTTTATGTTGATGTTCAGCCCATTGTTCTACCATAGAACGATAATCTTTCTTAAAGAACTGTTCTATTTCAGGTAATGATTTTAAACTTTCAGGTTGTAGTTGTTGTTTTGCTTCTTCAGAATTTGGATCCAATCCTTGTTCTAACATTGCTGCTAACATTTTAGTTGCAGCATCTGCCATTAAAGTTTGTTCAACCATTCCTCTTTTTTGTTCTAACATCTCATTATATGAAAAGTCATCAACAGCTCTATAAGTTAATCTTGTAGATCTTTTTGCAAATTCAGCTACTAGAACATTAACTACATTAGGAATAATTGGATAGAATTTTAATTCAAGTGCAGATACATCTTCTTTAGTAAGAGTTTCTACAACATCTCTATATTCATTATCATCTTCAATTATATAGTCTGTTCTATCAATAATACCTTTTGCTAGTTTATAATTTTTCATTAATCTTCTAGCATTTCTACGGATTTGTTTAAGACCTTGCCACTCTAACCAGTCTAGATTCCAAGCTGCCCACTCATCTGTTTTATCTTTTTTAGGTAAGAACTGCAGAGGTTGGGTAATACTACCTAACCTATTCTGTGAAGTCTTAGCACCTTTCTTAGCCTGTAATGCGTTATATATTTGCATAACTTTCTATTTAATATTTTTAAATGCAGATTTTTTAAATCCTCTATTCATAGTAGATGTTTTATGACCCATGTGTTTAAATGGACTCTTATTTAATTTAAACAAATTTTCTGACTTTTGCAAGTTTTTAGCTGCATCATCCATGATTGTTCTTGTTGCAACACCTCTATTTGATTCTTGAATCCTCATGAATGCAACAAGAGCAGCAAAAGAAACTAGTCTATCCACATTGACTCCATCTGCATATTCTCTCATTTCTTTGATTAACATAGGATCAGGAATCCTCTCTATACCATAGGTAGTTCTAACTACTGTACCATCTGGTTTTAATTCTTGATCTAATTCTTCTTTAGTAAATTCTATGGCATAACTAAGAAGATGTGCTTTAAAAAGAGTACCTGTATTTTTCCAACCATATTCTTGATACACATTATTATTAGAACCTAAATCTTTTAAAAACATAATCTGTCCTTTTGGTACAAGATATTTTTGTTTACGTCTTGCAATCATGTGTTGAATAAAATAAGATATGTTATTTTCTACAAGTGCCCATGCATTATACCATTCAATAATAAGTTCTAGTTGTTTATGTGTTTGATTTATATCATCATATCTACCACACCAAGCAGCCACTATCTTACCTTGTTCTATGTAAGTCTCTACTTCAGTACCCGTAACTTTTTGCACTCTTATTGGAGCTTTCATTATGTAGATTGAACATAATGATTCTGATGTTGTAGTTTTACCTTCACCTACGGGGTCAATAGATGCATAATATGTTTTACCAAACTCAGGATTTGGAATTGGTCTTTCCCATACAACAATACATCCTGTTTTATCTTCAGTCTTTTTGTTTATTGGAAATTGCATTATTGGACTTTTATTACTTTTAGTAACTACAGGCCTTCCCTCTATATCAGTTGATATATCTAAATATTCATATGCATAGTCTTTTTCTTCAATTCTTCTTTCTTGTGCTGCAAGTAAATGAGGAGGAAATACAGATACTGTTCTGTATGCAAATGCTTCTTTTATATTTCTAGGATGCTGAGATATACGAAGCTGGTAGTCTTCTGGAGATAACTCATCTTTCCATTGTTTAAACTGTTTTTTTAATGCTTCTATTGCTTCTTCTACTAATGAATTACCATAATCATCTATGTAAGGAGGCATAGACCATTGTTCAGGAATAAATAAACCTGACATACCTGTAGTACCTTTATCATCTATTAAATCTGTTTGTACAGCATATATATCTTTAGACAAAGGATTTAATATCATATCCTTTAAAGGATTACACTGAGATAAATCTCCTACAGATCCTGCAGCAATAAACATCCCTGTAGTAATTAAACCAGATCTCATTGCCGGTCTCATGTACTCATATGTCTGATCCATCTTAGGAGCAATTCCTGCCTCCTCATGGAAGAAGTATTTAACTGGACCCCCTACACCATTTGTTGGATCTTTCTCAAATGACATACCTTGTATAGTACCTTTAAGACCAACTTCATTCTTTCTATCTCCTTTTCTTACCTCAATCTTTTGCTGCCACATCATTACTTTATCCGGTGACATAGGTCTATACCATGCTGTATGTTCATTTAAGAATGCAGCATATTCTTGTAAGAACTTCCAGGATCCTTTCTCATTAATGTAGTCTTTAAGACTTGCACCCATTTTTAAAGTAACCCCTGCCTCAAACCATTGCTGATTTATAAACTTACCCATGTGGTAGTAAGAAGATGCAATCTGACGTTTTTTTAATATAGCTGCATGTTTATAGTTAAGTTCTGCAAGAAGTTCATAGAGTGCCAAATGATACTGTGCATCTCTGATTTTAGCAAAACCAAAGTTCTGTTCTTCCTTATCAAAAATTGGTAGAAAGTTTAACCACATGTAGTACTCTCTACAAACAAACCAGGTTAAATCACCATCTTTAACTATAATACCTTTTCTACATTTAGTCTTTTGGTCATCCCAATAACTTATGTAGTCTTTTGATTTAAAGGGAGCTGTACAATATACTCTATCTTTTTTAAATTTTGTTGACTCAGATATGAAAATCTTATTGGTAGTTTCATTAAATTTATATTCTCCTGGTTCTTTAAATACTCCAAAGATAAACTTAGTGAAGTCCTCTCTGGAATCAAAACTTGTAATTGTCCAGTTTCCATTTTCATAGGTTGGTATATCTTGATAAATTTCACTCATTACATGTCATATGCTAGTCCTTGTCCACCTCTTACTTTACTTTGTTGTTCCTCTTGAAGATCTTTATAGGCTCCTTTGAAAGACTGTCTAATTGCATCATAGTTTTTAGCTGCAGCAATCAAAGAGTTAAAGTTACCATCTCTACCTGTAGTAATCTGACTAGTTTCCATATATCTTCCTAATCTATCTAGCATAGATGCAATACCTTTGTATGCTCTGGATGTAGGTGTTTCATACATTCTTTCACAGAATCTAAGTGCTGCAAAAATTGTGTCATCTTCAGTAGAGAAATCCCCGTCAATTTGTTCTAGAATCAATGATTCCTTATCTATGTCTGGTGTAAAGAAAAAGGGATTTAAATCCGGATTTGGACAACACATATAGAATAGATAAAGATATATCTTAAGATGTTCTTCTGGATATTCATCCATCACATCTTTCAGAGCCTTCAGTGTGTAGCAATGTTCAGTAGGAATAACTACTCCGTTCTGTACATCAAACAATTTTGTAAAACTCATTTCTTTTTAATTTTATTTCTGTTATCACTAAGGTAGTGAATAATTGCCAATACCTCATCTACTAAATAAGGTATTGAAATTGGTGTAACTTCTTTTACAATAGGTTCTCCATTTTCATCTAACTTACTTATAGGATATCCCCAATTATCTTCTTTTT